CAATCATTGCCATATCGTCGTAATGTTTTTTAGCGACAGACAGAATTTCTGTATTGATGCCATATTGTTTTAACTGTTGCATCATATCATGAGAATTCCATCTGTCAAAAGTACACACACGAATCTTAAAACCTCTTGTTTTCAAAGAAAGAATATAGTCTTTAACTTCAGTAAAGTCTACAGACTTATCTTTCGTTGGAGTCCAATACCTTACTGCATCTATTTCAACAATTGGAGCTGGTTGAGAATAATCATTTGTAATTTTAATATTTACCCATCTTTGAACATGTGACATTGATACTGCACAATGATCGTGCTTTTGAGCCAAGTCTACGTGAATAAAGTATTCTTTATCTGGATCTGGTATAAACCACTCTTCAAGTCTTCCAAAATTATCTACAGCCAACTGTCCAATATTAAATGCCTTTTCAATTTTTTCTTTTGATTTAAAAAACGCATCTACTGCGTCTGGCGGCATACAGGCAAACCTAGAAAGAGCATCTCCTGGGTTTGTATAAAATGCCGTTTTAAAATCATCAATTTTTCTTACTGGATTTACATCCCATGTAGGACGCTTTAAAGCAAACACTTTGGGGATCTTGTATGAAACAATGTGATCTTCTTCCCACTCAATATCAAACTCATTGCCCTCTGTGTTATCTGGCAAATCGCTATCCATTTTAAATTTATGTGATTGAATTATTGTTTCTTTTTCAGCTACAACAGCGTCATATCTTTGTTGAATATAGTCATTTTTATATCTTGGGAATGAAAGCAAGATAACTTTGCCAAAGTCTGGAAAACGAGAGTCTACGGAGGCACGATACATATCATAGATTGCACCACCTGTTTTTGCTTGATCGTGTCCAGTTGTATTCTCTATACTAAATCCTGAAATCTCATCAAGGATAACTATAATTACGTTGTATCCTTCCCAGGCCTCTCTTTCTGAGTGGCCAGAGTGAACGGTAATATTCTTATTAAATTTAATCTCAGCAGCTTTATCTGTATACTTACCAACAAACCAAGGAGACTTGTCTATACGTGTTTTAAATCCTTTAAAAAACACGTTGCTTGCCTGTTGTGCGTTAATAGCAATATTTATAATATCTATGCTGTCTCCAGGCGGTTTACCATAGTAGGCCGCTGGGTCTTTAAGGCATAGCAAAAGATAAACAGTGTAGGCTACAGCAATTGTAGAGCAGTAGTCTTTGCCAGATCCCTTGCCTAATTGAGCAACTACTTCATTAGCAGTTTGTTTAAATCTTTTTTTGCCCTCTTCTTCGCCAAATAATTTAATTAAAGTAGATTCTTTATATATCTGCGAGCTTTTTTCAATTAAAATGTATTGATGTTCTGATAACTCTGGAAGGCCTAGATAATCTGGATGCCTAACAAATGTTCGTAAGTCGACTGGTTTCTCATCAAATTCTTCGCCATCGAGTATGTCTATTAAATCATTAAAATTAAGATCCACTTACTTCCTCAACTATTTCTATGGGATCAACAATTCCAGTTATTTGAGAAAGTCTTTTTGCAACATCCATCTTACATCTAGGACAACCAGCAGTTACTTCTTTTAATATCTTAACAAGTATTTCTTGCTTTTTTTCTGTCTCTGCTATCTGACTAGCAATTTCTGCGTTATCAAGAAGACCAACCTCTTGCAACATTCCAATTCTCTTACCCTCTATATCTGCAATCAGTTTTAATGCAGTAGCTTTAACATTTAATTGTCCAGCCTGATCTGCATCTTCTACAGTCTTCCACGCCTCTTTAATAAGCATTGCGTAGTGTTGATCTGCTCCAGAGATCGCTTCTTTAGCTCGCTCTCTTGATGTAGTGTCATTATGAATAACTGTTTTCCACTCATCAATTAATTCAACAACCTCTGCTCTTTTAAATCCAGTTAAGGTTGCAATTTGAGTAGGGCTATTTCCTTTTAACAATTCAGAAACAACTTTATTCATTCGATCAAAATGATCAGACAATTCAATTTCCATATGTATCCATTATATTCTAGTTGACTAGAAATGTCAATTAGATTTAGCTATTTTATATAATATAAGATAACCAATTAGATCATCTATATCATTATCTCCTGCAAATCCTTGGTTGTTTTTGACTCTATTTAGCTTATCATCGATGCGGACTTTTAATTGTTCTGTTGAATCCGCCGTTGAAAATATTCTAATTGGGTCTAATGCTGAATTTCCATAAGATATATTTTTATCAATTAGCATTTGAGCAACCTCTAGACATGAAAAAAGAATTTTATGTCCAGCTGGTGCAGCAACTGCGTGAAGATATAAGTCATCATAATGAAAATCTTTTATATCTTTATATACTGGCTTAAGCATTATCCATCTCCTTATATAGGCCCTTTAATCCTTTTAATGTTCCAATATCCATGTATTTGCCACCTGGCCTTACAGCAACAATATTAGTTCTGTCTAATATCCAATGCTTTAATTGTTTGCCAGGATGTTCTAGTTTTGGATCTAAGTATCTTATCATATTCTTTCGAAATAGCATAGTCCCCCACATATCTGGATAATCACAATTTTCTACCTTATCTTCAGATTGTAAAACTTTATCTTCAGATATTAATATTTGTCCTACCCGCCCTTTTAACTCATCTCTACATTCCCAGGCACCAAGCACTAAATCGGCATTTGTTTCTTTAAACATAGGCTTGTATATATTCCCTGGAGCATTTAAAATATATGTATCTGGCATTCCAACAAGTACAGTGTCGTTATAATCTCCAATCATAAAACTTATTGCATCAGACATTGTAGATGGCTCTTTTACAATCAGTTTAATGTTCATATCCATATTTTGTATAATTGGAACCCATTCTGGCCTTGTTGCAACACGAACTTCGTCACAGACTTCAAGCATTTGCTCTACATGCCATTGAAGTAACGATCTTTCATCTGATATTGGTAAACAAAACTTAGGGATCCCACCAATTCTAGAGGCTTTACCTGAAGCTGGTAACACACCTATTCTATTCATTGATTATTTTCCTGACTTTCCTGTACATCTTTAACGGTTAGATTTTCAAATATTGAATCTTTTTTCCATGCCACATAGTCTTCTATTCTTCCATCTCCCCAATAAAGATGCTTAACATCTCTATCTAATAATCTACGGGCATCATTTCCACCAAAACTAAAAAATTTATATTCTTTTGCAATTGGCAATTGATTAAATTCGAGTGTGCGTTGTCGTAGATCTCCATTATAGCCATCTTCAATATTCATTGATTTAAATAAGCTATCAGTAAACATTGTTACATCTGTGTAATAATGAACCATATGTTGTTGCTCTACAATGCCAGCCTTTGCTCTTTCTACAGCCATATTAATAGCATCTTCTAAAAATTTATGTCCTTTAGAAGCGGCAATGACTTGAGTTGCATACCAAGGGGTGTCTCCTTCTAAATCTACAACCATATCATATTGTGGGTCTAACCAAGAGTCTATGGAATTTATACATTCTGTATCTAAGTCGGCATAAACTCCGCCATAAATATAAAGAATTCCAAATCTCCATAATCCAGCTTTCATTACTCCTAACGGATATTTAATATACGTATCAAATACGTCTCCGCCAAATTCTGTTCTAAAGAAATCTTCTCTATCTTGACCGCTCATATATTTATGGTTCCAGTCTTGATTTAAATGTTTCCAGGTACCTATACCCTTTTTTGCATTTGAAGGCAAATCATTGATTGGTGTTTCATAAGTTTGCCATATTGTTTTTGGTATCATATATTAGTGCTCCTAACTACTATTGGGTCTATCCACCAATCTTCAAATATTCTTTCTGGAGATCCATCATTAACGTTTTCGGATACAAGTATGTACCCTAAAGAAGATAATATGTGTTTTGACTCTTCTTTAATTATTTCATTTGCTGGATCTGAATATAAATCATGCTCATAAGTTATTACTGAAAATCTGTATTCTGTTAATGGAATTTTTTTTAGAGCTGCTAAAGTTTGATGAGCTGGCTCTATATCTAATTGCAAATAGTCTATTTGTTTTGGGAAATTATTGTTTTGAAAATATTTTAAATAATCAAATTGAGTTGCATCTGCAATAATACATTTATTTTTTCTTACATTGTTATAATTGTTGGCTAAATTTTGATCCCATTCAAATCCAACACCAGTCCAATTATATTCTGTTTCTAGTAAATATGTATTATTATGCAATATAGGATCATTAGATCCAACTTCAACGTAACATCCATTTCTTTTTTCATTTAAAACATTTAGCACAAAGGAGTCTTGATGGGCTTGTCCATTTCCATTTTTATATATTTTCATCTTTTTTTAATTAGCCCAAACTTATCTAAATATCTCTGTATTGTCATAGCAGATACCCCACACTCTGAAGCAATTTCAGTTACGGTTTTCTTTTGTACTACATATCTTCTATATAGCCAAGGATGACTTTGATATAATTTCATCGCTCTGTTAATACCTGATTAGAATAATGGGCAATACCAAATGCGTCTGCCACATCAAAATCTGTTAACAATAGTCCATACTTATTATTAAAATAATCTACTGTTCTTTGTTTTCTCATGTTACGTAATTGTGTTTTATACCAAGAATCTGCGTAGCCTGGATTTTTAATTCTAATTGCCGCCTTTTCATCTTTAGTGGGGTTTTTATTTCCTATATATGCCTGCCAAGAACTCGGAGATATTGTTATTACTTTAGCTCCTGTCGACATAAGTTCTGCTATTACTACACCGTAAACATAAGATAATTTTATCACAGCATCTGGTGATCTGACAAGTATGGCGCCTTCTACTACAATATAGTCCGACTTTAGCTCATCCAGCATCGCATGCATTTTATTTTTAGCATCATGTATTTTTTCAAATATGTCAGAGCCAACAAACTCTATTTTGCCCCATTTAATTGGCTTATCATTTTTCATAAGACAAAAAGCCACAGAGTTTGTAGAAGCATCTATACCCAATACTGTATTTGCTTGAATTTTTACTAGGCTAGCTAAGTTCATTTAATATCTCCCAAATGATAGATTTGCTTTCTATTGCAATATTTTTTTCACAAGTTGAACAAACTTCATTTTGATTATACCTACTTAACATAGTCTTGCATTTTTTACAAACTCTTGGCGACCCATTCCTAATTGCTTTCTTTTCATAGTACTTTTCCATAATTCTACGGTTAGTAGCAATTCTACAACACTCATCAGAACAATACTTTTGATTATGAGTTTTTGGAGTAAATTCTTTTCCATTTAAACAATCTTTGTTTGCACAAATCATAGTTTAGGGACCTTGTATGATTCTATTTGAACAGTTCCAGTTAAACCTGCATAGCATTCTTTTTTTACAGGACAATACGTGCAAGGCATTTTAGACTTAGAAGCGCCTGCTGGACGCATTGGAAGGTCTCCTTCTTTAAAATTATCCCAAACTTCACACATCCATGTAAAAACTTCTTCAATAATTTGTGTATTTTTTTCATTCATTGAAACTGGAATAACAATTAATTCCTGTGTATTTTTATTTTCATATAAAAAGAATCCTTCTCTGGCATTCTTTAATTTCATATATGTAAGCAGTTGAAGCAAGTGGTTTGTTGTGGGTTTCATTTCTGCCTGCCTTTGATCCCACACTTCTTGCTTTGCGGTTTTAATTTCTCCAATTATGGTCTCGTTATCGTATTCCATAATTAAATCTATAAAACCACGAATAGGAGGATATTCATTTACAATTTCCTCTTCTTCTGATTTCCACTCTGGCATAGTCTTAATAAGATTTTGAAGTCTTTCATGGGCCTGCGTACCTTGAGCCATATTAGCAACAGCTACAGCATCATTATCATCAATAAACATAGCACCGCTAAAAGCCATATACCAATATCTTGGACATGTTCCATGACCGTAACCAAGTGTGCTAGGGCTAAATGACTTTTTTGTCATCTCTCCATCTGCACGTTTAGTATTTCGATAGGACTCATCTAACATCTGGGCAAATTTTTCTGGATCAAAATGCTTACCCGCATGTTTTTTAAATTTAAGATTTTTTACAATATCTCTACCCATTATTTGGCACCCATAGCTTTTCTTTTCCTTTGTTATGGTATCTAGCCATTACAAATAATAGGTCCGATAAACGATTTAAATATTTTGCAATGTTTGGATTGATATTTTCTATCTTCCAAACCTCACGCTCTGCTCTTCTAACAACAGTTCTTGCATTATGTAATGGTCCCGTAGGCAAAACAAAAGATCTAAGTGGCTCTAAGTATTCATTATAATCATCAATTACATTCTCTAAATATATTACTCTATTTTCAGATATAGTTATTGTTGGAGCGCCTGCAAGCTCTGCACCCAAGTCAAATAAATCACTTTGAACTCTTTCAATAATGTCATTATATTCATCTGTTGCCATTCCAATAGCAGAGTTGGCTTCATCTACAGCGCCTATAGCTTCCATTATAGGACTAGCCTTAGACACTCTTTCATTATTTGCGTTAGAGGTTTCTCCATTATCACCCGTCTTAGTATATATTTTACTTAAAATAACCATTATGAGTTATACCTAACTATATATTTAAGGGCATCTACTAGTTTATCTATAGATTCTTTTGCAGAGTAATATATATTTTTCTTATTATTATTTACTGAGCCAGCCTTATCTTTAGCAATAGTAGAATAAACTGAAGCAAGCATAGCAAATTTAGTTGACATTGCTTGAAGCTCTATAATTAAATGTGGAGCTTTTGCAGCTGGCACATCTGGATTCATTAATAATTTTACAACAATAGCTAAAGACTTATCTAATTGATCATCCTTCATAAACTCATGAAGATCATTAAATTCTGTTATATCGCTAATTAATTCTAAACTACTTTTATCCGTTGACACGTTTTTTTATTTCCTTATATGTATACCAGCTAGCCCACAATCCAAGTGGATAACCTATTAAAAATCCCGTAATGACTCCCCAAAAAAATTTTAACATTATTTATTCTTCTTTCCTTTTTGGTAAGGGCCGAGGTCAGCCTTTACGGTACCATCCTTACGAATCCTTACAATTCTACCATTTTTAATAATAGTAGGGTTAAAAGGTATCTTATTATTTGATCCCATTATTGTCCTCCCAGAACTGTATTAGCTCTTCTAATACTGCCCACTCGATAATTCCAAGCCTGACCTTAGAATCATTACCAATAATAATCTTTAATGCTGGGTACATATCTCGATTTACTTTAAATGTATCTGTACATATTTTAGACCATACAGATTTATTTAAAGCAAATGATGCTGATGCCTCTTTATAATCTACAAGAAACTGTTTCCATTTTGCATCACCTTTTTGATAATCTCCACGTCCACTATTTTTTTGAGTCTTTGCGCCATCTCTTTTTATTTCAGATCTTTCAGACATTATTGCACCTTAAAAGAAGTAGAATGCCCTTTAGAACATGTCCAAGACATCTCTAGTTTAATCGGATCCCAAAAATAAAAATCAACATCTTCTTCACATTTTGAGCAAGGCTTTAATCCGCCTATTTTTTGTAATTCAGATTTATATACTGGCTCTTTGTCTTGAATAAATTCATTAATATTTGGCATTTATTTCC